CCGTATGCTTTACAGATATCGTATAACTCATTGCCAAATACTACTTTGACTGTATATAGAGCATTCAAGGCTACCTTTAATAATTCAGCTTCTACTGGCTTTATCATTAGTATTTTATTATTATCGATTATAGGCTCGAATATCTTTTCAAATAATCTAAACGTTTCTACCTTTTCAGTGCCTACAACTATTTTATGTGGATGTATTTCATCTTCTAAAGCTGACCGCTCCCGCAAGAATTCAGGTAAGAAAACAAATTCCCGGTTATATTCTTTTGCGAATGTATCTGTCATTCCGGGCATAACCGTTGACCTGATAGCAATTATTCCTTTTTTGTTTTCAAGGTTTACGTGAAATACTGCCTTTTTTACATCTTCAAATTGCATATCGGGTTTAGTGGGCACACAAATGAAAAGAATATCACAGCGGGATATATCATCAGTCAATTTTTTAGCAGGGTCATACCGCTTAACAACGTGGCCTAAATTTTCCAACAGCCCCGCAAGGCTACCGCCAACAACGCCACAACCCACTATACCTAATTCCATTCTTTTATACATTAAATGACTCTCCAAGGTTAGCTACCTCGCTTTTCTCTTTCTCTTTATTTAAACGATCAAGATCTTCTTCTGCATTGCTAACAAGTGGATTCTTCCTTACTGCTTCTTCTTGACTCATAATTGAATCGCCACCCCTTGCAGTCGATAAGGATTTAACTAATTCTGTTATGCTTTTTGGCAATACATCCCCAAATTCGATAGCTATATCAAGCTCATCTAAATTTTGTTTATCTTTAACCGAGACTACACCTAACATTGCTTTTAATAGATTTATTCGCCTGGTTAAAGCTTCTCCGAATAATTCTTCTGAGCTTTTAGCTTTCAATATAGCGTCCATGAATAGGAATTTGAGGGTTTCACCTGAGGTTTGGGTCAATCCTTTTACATTGTTAAAAGATAAATCAGGGGTCGATGTCATCGAATATATAATATCTTTTAGGATATCATATTCTATTTTAATTGATTCCGGTGCATGCTCCCAGGTGAGATACTTAGCGTCTCCATAAACCGTCTTACCCTCCGCACCCTGCTCACCTTTGAATCGCAATGTTCTACCTACTTCCCCTTTTTCCGGAGGGTTAATTATCTTGCCAAATATTTTTAGTGTCGGAGCTCCGAAATAATCATTTGTATCGGAGAATTTAGAGAGTAACATTTCTATCTTGTCTATTTCAGTTTGCACACTTTCCCATTCGGGCTCATCACGGTCATAATAAATCACCGGAATTTTACCAGCCATATTTTCTTTTTTGGTTAACTGCCAGGTATCTTTTTTAACCCCTAATATAGTTTTGGTAGCGGTATAAATATCTATATGCTCATAAGTCTTTTCATCTAATTCTTTAAGGTTATAGCGTCTTACAAAGGCGTCCATATCCCCGTTTTCATCAAAGTGAGGGTATATTTCGTCTCCATTTTTATCACATAGCAGGGCTACTTTTACGTGTTTAATGTTGTTTTCGTCGATTAGTGTATACCATAGTTCAGCTGCCTTTGTTTCTATCATTAGCCTCCTGGTCAATTTTCGGTTAAAATAATCTAATTTGTTCTTTTTCCAAACGTCCTGAATTAAATCAAAAGCTACTTTATACTTTTCTTCTTGATTATTCAGGCTCAATTTGACGGGTTCTCCGAATAAGAAGGATATAGCCATTTCAACAATCTTCTCTTGAAATCTTATTACTAACTTAGCCTGATCAACTTTTTTAAGTGTTTTGCCTGTACCTGCAGTTTTAAGGGGTCTATCAAGGATTACATGTTCTCCTTCATATTCTTTTCTATTCTTTTCAATATCCCGCTCTTTTAGATCCTGACATAAATAAGTTGCTAATTTCGAAAAGTCCTCTTTATATTTTTCTAAAATCTCTTCTATTTTCATATCGAAACTCCTTTTATTATTTCTTAAAATATTCCCATTTCCTCAGCACTTGCGGTGTCGGGGTAGACATCATCGTCTTTGCTCTCGAAAATCCTATCATTTAATGCGTAACGAACTTGGTCTATAAAATGATTGTCTTTGTCAACCGGTTCATTAATCGCTACTCCATCTCTATTCTTTTTCCATTGATATTGTTGGAATTCATTAATGGCATTCTGACACTGTCTGTCAATAATAATCTCAAACTGCCTCATATACTGAATTCCGAAATTAACACTTCCCGGACCCTTCTTGGCTGCCAATGCTTTTATTCCGTAGCCTCTTAATTCTGCTATGGATTTAGGCTCATTATCGCACCGGATATTTTCTTTATTGATAACCGGCTTTAACCTGTCTGCTATAAGATTATTAGTCAGGCCTAACTCATAGATAATCTCATCTAATATATATAATGTTTTGCCTTTAATTGCCTGCCTTCCTGCTGCAGTCGGATCGTTGCTATAGCCAAAATCAAGGCCGTTATAATAAGTGCCGAATGTATTTTTAATCTTTGAAAGGTCTTTAATCTTCCAGTTAGTAAATATCAAGTCTCCCAAGATTCCCCAGTTGCCGAGGGTGTAAACATCTCTATAATAGGGGTCTTGCTCGTTCTCTAATCTATCTACATCAGCCTGCTCTAAAAATCTTAGGTTGTCTTTGTAGGTAGTTTTCAGAATTAATAACTTATCATCATGATATACATTCTTGCCTTCTACCCAGCCGCCAAAGTATTCCTTAAATATCCAGTGGTTTCGCATAATAGGGTTAAAAGCTAAAGTTATACGCTTTTTAATTCCACCGGATAAACCTCGTAACCTTTTTTCTAAATGCTTAATATCGTCTCTTTTTGTTTCAGTCGCTTCCTCAATAATGATGTCGGTAATAACGCCCTTTTCTGGTATAATTGATTTAAGTTTTTCAGGATCATCAAGTCCTCTAAAATATATTTGGTAACCATTCTTACAGGTCATAGTCATTTCAGATTTATTAATTTTAAATAACTTTTCTGCTTTAAAGCCTATTATCGCTTTCCTAATCTCATTAAAGACTGATGCCCTTAATGTATTGGCCGTATTCCTTACTACAAGATAATTTCTACCGCCCTCTAAAAGGTCAGTTACGCACCGCTGACAAATGAAAACGCTTTTCCCGCCTGATGAACCGCCAAAATATATCTGCATTTCTGTATTGTCTTTTAAGTAAGGAATATATCGCTCATTATAAAATTTATGAGAAATAGATATTTTCAATCAGTCCACTCCACTTTGATATCTATGTCTTCAGTCGCTTCACCCATCAATAACAAATCCAACTTAGCCATTACATTTAAGTCCTCCGGTTTTTCAATTCTTATTTTTCCATCCTTTAGCTTTTCTTCAAATTTCTTAACAACCTTTGATATTAAAGCTCTGTAATTTGCCTTTGATTGCACTATTGCTTTATCAACTTTCTTCTCCAACTTTTTACCATTTTCCATATTCCGTTGTTCAACTCTTTCTTTCCAGTTATATTTTTTATACCAACGCCAAATAGTCCTTTCGGAAACCTGACGTTTTTCTGACGTTTTCCTGACGTTTTTGTCAGATGCTCCGCCACCAAGTGAAAGAAATAATTCAAAGGCTTCTTTATGCTTAAGTTTTTCACTCACTGCTAATCACCACTTTCACAAGCTCATCGGGCTTATGTATTCTATTTAATTTATCTAAAATATCATCCGAAGGCTGGAACTGTAAAACTATGCGTGCTTCTTTATCCAGCGATACTAAAGACTTTATTTTTAATTCTTTTATAAGTGCTTCGAATGAAACTTGCATAATTTACCTCTTTCCCATTTTATACTTTTTATCTTGTTTAGTCAATTATTAACAATCTCCACGACTTCTTCAACGCTTCGTACAATATAATATTCCCCGCCTAACTTCTCAAACTTTGCCTGCCATTCTTTTTGTGCAGGACTAATTTTCCCGATGGATGATTTTACTTCCAATGCTATTGCCCTTACAACATTCACTCCCCTATAAGCAAGGTCATCCCATTCAGCA